CTTGTCATGATGTTTGAGCGGCGTGTTGGTCAGGTTCGCGAGGTGCGAGGCTTCCATGTGTTCTCCTGGGGGATGTTGATGCGTTACGCTTCGGAGTGGAAGTTGTCGGATAGGCTTGCGGAGACGGAGATCCAGGTGATCCGCGAGCCCTTGAAGTTGAGGCCAATTACGAAAGGGACCCCGACGCTGTATGGAATTCTCAAGCCTTACCAGGTTAAGGAGTGGGACTTGCTTCAATCAGAAGCTTGCTTCACTCTAACGGGTAAAGAGAGTACCTCTGCAGCGTGGGCAGATCCCCTAAGTAGGCCGCTCCCTGGAGATTTACCGCTTTTGCAGGACTGTAATGGCCGTTGGGCCAAGCAGCCGCATGCTAATAGCTGGTTTATCTCGGGCGACTTCAAGCAGTCCACTAACGATGTGCATATGGACTGTACGACAACTGCCACGAGAACACTGTGGGATCCTAGCGAGTGGCTTCTGATTCAAAAAGGATTAGGAGCTCAGCGGGTCCGTCCTGCAGGTTGTCCTTCCCGTTGGCCGGAGGGTGCGGAGGAAATCATTCAGAGTCACGGTCAACTTATGGGTTCACCTTTATCATTTCCGATATTGTGTATCATCAACGCCGCAATAGGTCGTTTCGCTTTTGAGTTAGCGTACAATCGTAAGTTTCATCTTAACGAATGTCCGATGCTCATTAATGGCGATGACTTTGTTGCTCGCGGGGATATAGGCCTTTATCGGTGGTGGAATTGGTTGATCTCTGAGGTTGGCTGGCAAGAGAGCTTGGGAAAATCCTTTTTCTCGCGTGAATTTGCGCAAATGAACTCTCAGACTCGGCGTCCGATCTGGGTTCCAGATTGCTATGGGCTTCCAAAGTGTTTCTTCGGAGATAGTCTACCGTTTTTGAACTATGGCTATCTATTCTCAATGAAGAAGTGCTTGGAAGAGCAAAATGAACCCGGAATTCTCGATGCTGCCACCCGCTTGCGGGAACAGTGGTGCAGCTTGAGTCGACTTCCTAAGCCCTGGATCCGAAGAGCGAAAGCAGTTTATTTACAACAGCTTGAGATCTTAGGACGAGAGCTTCGGACAGTGGCGCAATTACCTGACGATCTGTCTGTTTGGAACAGTACAGAGTACGGCGGTTTTGGCCTCTGCCCGGGAGTCGGGGACGCGAGTGTTGGCGCTAATTTCCTTGAGTGGCGCGTGAAGAGTCAGAAGCCTGACCTTTATACTTCCATAGGGGAATTTGGGGAGGATTGTGGTGTTGAGGAGTCTCCGGATATGAAAGACCCAACGTCTCTTCTGGTACTTGAGCAGAAAAGGCTCAAAAGGATGTACCAGGAGGATAGGCAAGCGGTTGCACAGAAGTTAGCGTGCAATTCGCATGTCTATAAACGTTGGGAGAAACTTTTTCCGAAGATGAATCAGCGCTATCGTTGCCTCTATGAGCGCCGGATCAGTCCACTCCCTGATCCGCTGGCAGTTGTTCCTACCAGCAAGACATATACCCTGGATTGAGAGATACGGGGGGGTTCTCAACTCATTAGTGTACCTGTGGTGTACCTGCATTGGTCCGACATTCGCGGGAGTCCGAAGGGCTCTTGTTTGTCGTTTTACCGTTCTACAGACGGGATTGACCTGCGGTGCTACACAGACGTTAATGGGGTTTCTAAGTGAGCCTGGCTAGTCTATA